TAGGCGGCCAGTGAAAAACGAAATGATAATAGAGTACATTCAAAGAGACCCTAACCAATATAAGGGTCTTTGCATGTGCATAAGCAGACTGCAAGCAAAATTTGAAAAATTTTCACACGGAGAAAAGCTTTTCCGCTCAGTAAGAAACAGAGGTTATTACCTGATACAGCATATTTTTGTAGACACCTGATAGCCCATCAATCAATATTCAATAATATAAATATAAGAAATCTATCAGAAAATTAGGCAGATCCAACTTACCAGGGATGGTTTGACAAACGACTGACAACATTTAAAACCTTTATGCCTCTATACTTTTCTCCTGACAACTTATAAGTTACCTCCCCTTAGTTTCGAAATTTCTCTAGCATAATCCTGACAGCCCCGCAATGCGATCAATCCTCTGTCGCCGGCATCTGTGATGCCGATAATTCGTTGAGCATGCGTTGGGTCAAGTTGGGCTCGACGGGCCGCATGAACCACGCCGACGGTCGAGGGGGTGGCAGACACGTTGCAGCGACTGGCTGAATCCTTGGCGTCGAGAAGGACTGACAGCCGCACATCAGCAGTAGCAAGGTGATCACGCAATAGAGCTTGATTACGTTTGGCATCGTATAGTTCTCGGGAGTGCTCTTGATCGGAGACGGCGAGTTGTTGCTCTATGGCTAGGCGCTTGACCTGTTCGGTCTGCATCTGGCGGAGCGCGGCTTGGGTCAGATTGTTTAGATCGTCAGCCTGAAGCGCGGCCTGGCTTTCGAGCTTTCCCTTGTAACGCCACGCTTGTACTTGCCAAGCCGCGCCGAAGGCAAAAGCCATCGCGATCAACAAAACAGCCGATTTCGGTTGCGTGGTCAGCATTGCTCATCCCTCCAACTGGGTAGATCGACGGAATGCCCCGCCAATTGGTGACTGCAGTCATCAAAGAACTGGATAAGCCCGCCGATCACGAACGAATTACAAACTCGGGGGCCGGCAGAACAGCTGTATCGGACCAGAATGCTCGACGTGAACGTCGGCAAGTCCAAAAGCTCCCAGTCCACCCTTCACCGTGACCGGGGTCCATTCTCATGCGAATTACCATGAGCTATACCGCAACGCAGGCAATCAAGACATACACAATCCTACTCGGCCTGGGCGATGCAGCGAATCTCCATAGTGCCGTCATGACCGCACTCCATCCGCCAAACGGTACTGCTGGATCAGATCGTCAACACGGTGTTCACGCTGCCCATACCCTGCACCAGGCAGGCTCGCCCAGATGTTCCGGCACTTTGCGATAGCGGATTCGACCTGGCCTGCATGCACGTCCGATAGTGCGCGGCATTCGCGGATGTGCTGCAGAGCCAGCAGGTCCTGACTGATCGGACTGAAATCAGGCAGGGCCAGTAGACTTCGGTAGTACGGCCAGTCCCTCAACATTTGCTGGTAACGGCCCGAGGCATTCGAGGTCAGCCCCCTACTGTTGATGACCTTCGACGGACGCCCTTTTGCGAACGGATGATCACTGAAGTCCTTGAAGATCTCGGGTTTCATGTCGACTCCTGTAACAATGACGTCATAGCCATCCAATACAGTGACCGGCGATCTACTGGTCCCCTCAGACCAAGCAAGCATGTCGAGAAAGGCGAGCGCGTTACTGCTGCCCGCCTGAGCAACTGAAAGTTGTGACATTTTCCCAACTCCAAAATTCGCAACGCGGGTAGTTTCAATTAAGTTATGCAAACTGCAATACAGACATTTACCCCTCTTAACTAGACAATCTAAAACCAAAAGAACGTTATTATTTGTCAGCCCCCAAATATAGCGCTTTGATATCATTCCGAGAAAACTTTAGCTTCAGCAATAAGGGCAGCTGTATGAATGCTAACTCCGAAAAAAAAACGAACAAACAAGGTTGGTTGTGGGCGTATCGAAAGGTGAGAAGTTTTGGATTTTCTAGAACTACGGCTTTTTACAGGGCAACCCGCTATACCGTCTTCGGTGATTCTGGAAGAATTGAATCCAGGTCGAGATGGGAAAAGTATCGTCTCAAAAAGAGAACCCGCTCATAAGCCCTATGCGCTTCGCCGCCATGGAAGGCAGTATTTATTTAATATTTAACACCAATCAATGTGACCTATTTAGCAAGACGTCAAAATTACGCCCATCAAACATCACTCCCCCTTAAAAAATTACGCATTACGATATACGATATAAACTCTATCAGCGACTATTAATAAACCTTCCCATCAAGTTGCCAAGAATGTCAGCCCCAAGCTGATTGGGATGAATATTGTCTGTCGTGTAGATGGATAAGTTATAACTATTGATACAGCACTGGCCACCTATGTCTAAACACGGCACACCCATTTCCCGGCATACATCTATCATGGCCTTGCCAATACTTTGGATGCTCAAGCCATAACTGTTCAATGCCGGCGGCACTGGTTCAGAGCCAAATTGACCGCGGTTGGTCGGCGTGAAGAAAAAAAGCTGTACCGTAGGCTTGATGGTCAGGATCTTATCGATCAAATACCGTACGTTCCCGTGAATGGAGATCGTTTCCTTCGGATCGGCCAGAGTGCCCAGGGGACAGTTGCCGTGGCCGTAGTCATTCGTACCGCCCCAGGTGGTCACCACATCAATTCCGTCCAAATCACCGGTCGCCAAGTTATCCGCCATCGTACGTAACAGCTGGCCGCTGACTCCCAGATTTTTAGTTTGCTGCAGCCCGGTAACCTCACACAACTTCGCCGCGTACAAATTCAGCTGAGTGAACGAGTCCCCTAATGCGCACCATTTCTTCCCCAGAACGGTGGGAGTATATTGGTCACACGTGTTAGCGATAACGAAGAATGATAGGGCTCATACCTGATAGGCAAGTCGGCGCCCTTGGTAAACATGATCTTCTCCGGTGAAGCACTGTTGGAGGAAATACGTATATAAGCGGCATCTGCAGGCGCGGTCAGGCTGTTCAAGTTCACTATTCCGGCCAAGAAACGCTTGTCGGCGTCATACCATGCACCTGTCACACCTTGCGTACTGAACTGCGGCTGGGGCATGACGTTGATGGTTGATGACTTTGTTGTTGATCGGTAAGTCGCACCGTCATTAGCAACGGGAATAAAACCCGTCGCCCACCAGCCTTCGACGTTGACCTCCAAGCCATTTGTCGAACTAATATTTTTACCGATTATCCGTGCTCTGTAATCAAACAAATTAGAGGGTGTGTCGATAAAAGAGGCATGTCGCTCAGTCACATAATCCAGTTGAGGTGACAACACGGCGACTATGGCAGAACCCGTTTCAACAAGCGTTTTCGATAACAGGTCTTTACCAATGTACAGCCCCGCCTCGCTGCTATTACCGTTCATCTCCAGCCGGTATGGAACGTACTGACCAGGAAGCGCATCTGCAGCGACTATTGCCGCGATGGGACCTGCCCAGTTAAAGCTTACCCGCAGGTATGCAGCTCCAGCCGGAGCACTCACACTGTTGGCACCTCCAGCGCCAGAAATAAACGCTTTAGCGGCGGTATAAAAGGCATAAGCCATATTCGCTGCTGCAGGGACAGCAGCAAGAGAGAACTTATACGTTGCGCCAGCTGCCACTGGAATGTACTCGCTACGATACCAAGACCCACCCGGCGCCGTATCTCCCCCAGTTGTCGTATTAAAGGATCCACCTGCAACCTGCGTGGCGTTGTTGTAAAGGTTTTTGCCGACTTGGATACTGAGTGACTTAACCGGAGGCTCGATACTTGCCACCCGGGATGTCACACCACTCACGGCCGCTGCGCTTGGGTAGCGCTTGACCTCAATCGCAACCCCGGAACTGTTCTGGTACAGAATCAAATATTCATTGTTATCGGCGGTTGGCACACCGAAGTATTTCCCCGACACCGTACCTGCTAAACCGAGCGCCGTAGTCGCAAAGATTCCTGCAGATAGCTGAGCTTGACTACTCGCAATTTCAGCCCGATCTGCAGCCTCAACCACCACATTTAAAATGTCCTCGGGATCAGTCGTTACGATGTCCTTCAGCAAAGGCGCAACATACCCTCCGTAACCAATCGATACGTCAATCCTTCGTTCTTTTGCATAAAAAAACACCCGTGCGCTCGCATCCGCATGAGTCGGATTGGCAAGTGGGACAGTCGCCTCTGCGTCGCTAAACTACGCCGTAAGGATTGAGGTACCACTGCTGTAGACGTGAACGGTGGCTCCAGGCAGCAATACGCCGTCCTCAGCCCTTGCGGCAAAGAATTGAATAGGTTGCATGATGAGTCTCTGTCAGGTGATGAAGGTGATCGCCGGAGCGAAGTTGAGTTGACTGCGCACACTGCTCCAGGTGTCGTACGCTGCAGCGCAGAGGTAATACGTGGTGTCTGGCGTCAGCCCCGTGATCTGCCCGGTGCGTGATACGCCTTGATAGCCGATCGTTCCTGCAGTTGCCGGATCAAAGTCCTCCTCTGTCGAATACACAAACACATAGCCGGCCGCGTCTGGCTCAACACTGGCTGCGCAACTGACATCCGCTGTGGTGGTTCCAGTGACCGTGACGGTGGTTCCCGTAACGGGCACAGGCGCCGTATTGGTGACCAACAGCGACACCATTGGTGCCTGGCCTGCAGCGTTTCGCTCGATGATTTCTACCCGATAGCTGCGAATGAGCGCACCATCCACCAACGCATCTTCACGTTGGTAGGTGAATGCCGTACTGGTGGTAGCCACCTCTCGCAGGAGAGCATTGCTGCCCGCGTGACGAACACGTACCAAGCGATCCTCGGCACGAGCTCCGGCCACCCAGCTCACGGTGAAGTATGGCGCCTCGAAGGCACCGACCAGAGCGAGGTTTTGCGCAGTATCAGGCGCTACCCGGGCGGGTGATAACGTGACGCCGTAGGCCGTGACATCCGCCAGATCCTCAAGCGCTCGGCCGAACACGTTAAATGAGCGGAACTTGACCCAGACAGTCTTGCCGACCTGGTCGGATGTGTAGCTGTATTTCCAGACCGCATCATCCAACCGCACAAACGGTGAACCGATCGAGTGACTGGAGATGGCCGTGCTCAGACGCCCGCGTCTCAGATAGCTCAGCTCATACCCTCCGACTCCGGTGAGCACCGCGTCACGGTAACTCAGCAATTCACCAGCCACCCAACACAGCGTGGCGCCACTATCTGCCTCAGCGGTAGTGGCGGCTGCCAACTCGGTCGCCGCTGCCAACTGAATGGATAAGGTGTTATCCGTATCGGGGTCGCTTCCGGATGCGAGCGCTGCGGTCAACTGCCCCATGCGCGCCCTTCCGTAAATCGTCTCCGCTAACCGATAGCTGTCACCATCAGCGCTGATCCAGATCTCACAGCCGCCCCAGGCTTCACCCATGCCGGCAACACCTCCCCATATTTGCAAAGTGCCGGCGGGCAGCAAGCTTTCGGGTTGGTTGAACATGATGGGCGGAAGGACGGGGCCTGACGCGACGTTTTGATTGCCTTGATAACCGCTCTTGCTCTGTACGGGATAATTGGACGCGCTGCCGACGCCCAGCAACGCATCCTCGGCCACGATCGCCAACTTACCCATTTCGTCCTCCTCAACCGAAATCAACCGGACCAGGCGCTGATGCAGGTTCAAGCCAGGATCAGTGATCGTCACCATGTCCATGGGCTCTAGGAGCACATGCTGCCAGCCGAGGGAGAATTCATATTCGTTGCGCACGTACAGCTTGCGCTGCACCAACAACTGCGCCGCATGGGCGCCGATGGCGATATTGCAGATCTCGTACGCTTTGATGGTGTCCATTGGTTTGGAGCCAAACTGCTCAATGGCAGCCTGGTCAGGCGCACGGACCACGTCCGTGTTGTACTCGTGATCGCGATCAAGGATCTCCAGCGACACCTCGTTGTAGCTGTCGGCCTGGCTCTTGATCTTGAGTGAGACCGGAGGCCCACCCTCCTCTGAGAGAAAATCGTCATCGGTCAGATCAGCCACTGGCGTGATGTTCGGAAACCACGTCACACCGTTGCCGGTGACAGCCTGGTCGCCGTAGGGGATCACCTTGAGTTGACCGGCAGACCATACCAGCTCGCTGTTGGTCAGCTGCAACCAGCGCGCGATGGCCTCATTCGCTGGCGCCTGCTCGTCGAGCACTGGACTCAAGAGTAAGTTTTCCGCCAAGCAATAGTTGCGGTAGTTCGACATATCCGCGACCCATGCCGGGGTAAAACCGATTCCGTCCAAAGAATCGCGCAAAAGCCCAGGCAGGAAATCGCCCGGGTTGGCATCCGGCAGGCCCGGCACTTGATAACGACCGTCCACCTCAAAAGTATGATTCTGTACGCCTGCGGTATCGTTGAGCAGGTACCTGCTGGAAAACACGTAGGCCGTGTCGGCGTAGGCGATCGCTTCAGCTGGGTGGCGAGTCTGAAGAAAGCCCCACACGGCCTGGTCATGGGTACCATTGGCGTAGTTCAAACCAATCTGCGCCAGTGAGGAAAACACTTCCTTGTCGCGAAAAACTCGGTGTATCGCCCCCAGCGGCCCTCGCCCGACAGCCAAAATGATGGCCGCATAGTAGGTGTAGGTCGTGTCCTTCTGAGTAGCCCCCCCACCGCCTTTACCCCCCGATTTTTTCGTCGTGGTTTTTGCGACCGCTTCAAAGTCGCTGTAGTAAATGAGATTAGGGCTGATGCGATTACGGCCGGCGATCCAGGCGATCGGCTTGCCACTGGCACTGCTCTGGACCTGCAACGCGTTGATACGTGTCGCACTGTTGGAAATGGTACTACTGCTGCCCCCCATCGCTGACTCCATATCGGTTAAGTGTGTAATAACGCACGGTGTGGCTGGAAAGCCGCTCTTCGCGCATATCCGCAAACTCGACGCCGATATCTCGATAGGCGTGAATGATGCGGTGCTCATCGACCACCACCGCGCCGTGGCTGAAGGTACGGCCGAATTTCCAGACCGCGACATAACCACGCTGTGGCGTATCGACCTGCCGGCCATACAACTCCAGCCAGCTCAGATAACGCTCCTCACTGCGATGCAGGTGCCAGTCCTGGGCATACGCCCCGGGATCGATCGAGGGAATCAATCCGGCGGCGTGATACACCTCAATCAGCAACCAAGCGCAATCGATACCAACGCCGAGCAGGTGCTGCCGGTGCTGATAGGGCGTGCACAACCAACGCTCGGCCTGCGCGACCACAGCATCTCGCTGCAGTACTTCGAACGCGCTCATACGGAGGTCTCCGCGACGGGAATGAAGGGCATACCCCGGTACCGCGCTCGGTTGCCAAATTTGTTGGTGCAAGCATCCAGCGTCCGTGGACAACCCGGGTAAATCAAAAATTGATCACCCGCCACTGGCACACCTGGCAGTCCCAGGATCATCGTCACGGGGCCATCTGCCGTGAATCGGCGCACGGTTCTTGTCACACCTGCATTGGCACCGCTCACAAAACGAATCACGCCTTGATCGAACCAGCCCTGAGTGGCCGGCACATTGGAGTTCACACGTAGAGCCGTGCTGCCGTCCTGGACCAGACCCACGGTTTCAAACAGGGCACGGTTCACCCCGCAATCGGCGCTGTATCCCGTGCGCAGGCACGAGGGCTGATAGACACCCCGGGGCACCTTGGTATCCAGCAGCTCGATCGGCGACTTCACTGTCACCGTCGCCTGCTCGCGGTCGGCAGGATCCACCTCGGCGACACGCCCGATAAAACGTGTGACCGTGCCCACCACGGGCGACCGCCAGTCCGCCATAAACGCGCGGACAAGGTTCAAGGTGGCCCCGTCAAAACCGCCACCGGCAATGAATGGCAACAAGGGCTCGCCGAATAAGGTGTCGTCCATGCCGGCAGTAAAGGTCACGTTCAACGTGTCGACCTCAATCCCACGCACCGCCCGGACACCGGTGCGCTTGATCAGAGGACCGCTGGCCGAGTAGTTCTGACCCGCATAGAAGATCTGCATACCCGCATCGGTGTAACGCAGCACCTGGCCGCTGGCCAGGGCAATCGTGTACAGATCCGCCATGACGAAACTGCGCGCCGTGGCCAGAAAGGCTTTCAATTCAGATGTGGCATCGATCATGGTTTGATACTCGTAAACGCGATGTTTTTGAGCTCCCAGATCGTGCGATAGGGCTGAGCCCCGTCGAGCGAATCGGCCTCGAAAGCACAGCGGAAGTAGAACGCCCCGCTCCACACCAACGCAGCGTTAATGGGAGGCGCCACCGCAAAGGTGATAAGCCCCAACTCATCCACGCTGTAGGCAGAAATGGAAACGCCTCCGACGGTCACAGCATCCACATTGACGACGCCATACACCGGCTCCACCCAGTGACCGATCTCTCGGGAAAGCTGAAATGTTAGCGTGGTGCCGTCCCCGGTGCCGAAGCGCTGAAGCGTTACCAGGTGATCGCTACGGTCAAAGAACAGGAACTCGCCAAATTGCCCTTTGCGCTGATTAAAGAACTCAATCAGTCTCGACCACTCATCTAAACCTGGGCGCTTGCGCACGGCGTTGTAGCTCAGTTGGAAAGACCACTGCGTCGCGGGGTAGTACGCCGTTGTCCGGCGTCGACCACTGGCAGCTTTCTGCACACCGGTGCTCCACTCAGGCGCCTTTTTTGAAAGCAGGGTTTGCCCGGGCAGACGCGGCAGCACACCTTCAACCGCAGCGCCCATATCGGGGTAATTGGCGATCCAGCGCGCCGGCCAAAAAGGTCCTAACGACATCTCGCCCCCTAAGTTTTGATGGCGCCGTTGCGCCGCATTTTCTGCATTTCCTCGGCCAGCACTCGGGCACCACGCCGAATATCAGCAGGTGACATTCGCCCGCTGTTGTCGTGGTAGTGATAGCTGTTGCCAGCGCCTCCCAACTGCCCTTCCCCATTGGCTGCCTGGCGAATGACATTGGCGTATTGCTTGGGCAGCACCATTTCCTGCTCGTGGAGTTGCGTCATGGGATTGGTACCAGCGGGGATGTCATAGCCGCCCTCGGCCGATGCGACGTTTTTCACCAGGCCAAATACGAATGCGCCGGCAGCCACTGCAGCCGCCGCACCGAGGATCGGACCAATGATTGGAATGGCGGACATGGCTGCGAAAGCACCAGCCATGGCTTGCCAGGCGCTGGCGATGATGTTCTTGATCGTCGCCGCCCCCCAGATCGCCACGGACATAGCTGCACCGCCCGCCTCTGCTGCCGTTCGAACGCCAACTCCGACTACCGTCGCACCGGTTTTAGCCGTCTCTCCGAAGATCCAGGCCATCAATGGCTTCGTGACCATGTTTTCAACGAATGCCGTCCCGATGCTGGTGAAGATCCCTCGCAGTAGGCCCTGGGTACTCATGGTGCCGCTCAAGATCCCGCTCAACCCGCTCGACCAACTGGTACGCAAACTGTCGACCATACCCGTCCAGTTGCTTTGCGACTCGAAGGTTTGCTGCCTGCCGATCAACGCCATGCTGTTGCGGTGGGTTTGCTCCAGCGCCAGGATCTGCTGCTGGACCTGCTGCAGGGCGACCGGGTTACGGTCAGGATCCTGCTCCAGCAGTGCTTTACGCTCGGCCAATGCCTGAGCTTCGATCGCATACCGTTGCTTTTCTAACTCGGCTTGGGCCTGCAGCAGTTGGCCTTGGGTGATCAGGTTGGCCTGCAGATCCAGCTGGGCCATCTGTTCGGCATGGGCAACATCGGTAAGCCGCGCCTGCTGATCAGCGGCCAGCTGTTGCTGTTTCATGTTGGTGATTTGCTGCTGCTTTTCGCGCTCGACAGCAACCACCTCAGCCGCAGCTTTGCGGTATTCCTGACTATCCTGGCCGTAGAGTTGCCGGCTGCGCTCTAATGTCTGCTGAGCGATCTGCAAGCGCGCGTCCATGTTGTTGCGGTACTGCTGTGCCTGGGCCTGCAGATCGGCAAAGGCCTGGCCTTCGTCCTGCCGGCGCAACGCATTCAATGACGCCAGGTAATTGCGCTGAACACTCAAGCGTTCGGCCGCACTCAAATCCGTGCGCTTGAGAATGCCCTGCCAATATTGCATTTCCTGCTGTTCGGAGAACTGCAGAAACGTGCCCTGCTCGGCCTGCTGCTGGGCGTGAGCGACCTTCTGCGCGTCCAATGCTTCTGCCCACTCACTGACCCGTGATTTGGTATTCGCCGGCGCACTTACCGGGTCATCCTCTTTTGTAGGGGGAGTTGTGGACTCAACCACTTTTTTCCGATGCTCGACAGCTGCAGCGTATGCCTGCTCCAGCTTGGTCAACTTGGCGACTTCAACGCCGTAAGCGGTCGGACTTGTCCTGCCCTGTTGTGGTGCCTTGGTCAGGGCTGTATTGCCGGTCGCGGCCATCTCAGCCACTTTGCGCCGCTGCTCTTCGATGCGAGCGGAACGGGAGCGCATACCCGCGTCCACTTCTTCTAGCTTGTTGGACACCAACTGCATGTTTTCCAGCAGCAGGCGCTCCTCGGCCAGTGTGGCTTCAAGCGGTGCCTTACTGCCTCCAGCACGTGGACCTGCCGTAAAATTCGCCAGCGCTTGTTCATAGCGGGCGTCATTGGCAGCGACCTCATCAACGGTCACACCAACACCCGTCATGCTTTTCAGAAGGTTATTGAACCAACTGGCAGTCTCCGACAGCCGCTTGTTCAGGCTGATGAAGACAGGCTCAAGAATGGTACCGATGGTGACCTGCAGCTGGTTGCTTTTGGAGTCGAGCTCGGCCTGGCTGCCGGTCAATCCATCGGCCGCCTTGGCGGCGTTGCCGACCTGGGCCTCGGTCTCTTTCATGATGCCGTTGTATTCGGCGGTGATCTGTTGCGAGTCGGACAACTTGTCACGACTGGTGCCGATGCTTTTGGCGTACTCCTCCCACATTTTTGCGACGTTTTTGGTCACGCCGGCGTTATCGACCAACTGCGAGTTTTGATTTTTCAGGCCTTCAGTTGCCCCTACCACCGCTTCCGACATACTGAGATTGGCTTGCCGGTTAAACGCTGCTGCATCTTTCAGGCGGTTGATCACCGCCACCGCCTGGTCAACGTTGTAGCCACGGCTGAGCAGGTTTTGCAGTGCTTTGGCCGCGTCACCGACGCTGAGCAAGCCGTCAGAGGCGAGCTGGTTGGCCTCATCCATGGCTCGGCCAATACCGACACCGGCGTGATTGGCCACCGCTTCCGGGCCACGATAAGCCGACTCTTGTTGGATCGCCGCGTCCTTGCTATCGCTGACGATTTGACCCAGCTTGAAAGCACCCAGACCAAACACACCCGCAATGCCAGCCGCTACACCACCGATGCCAGAACGCATGATGGTGCTGACGCCGGAGAACGCCTCATTCACCGCCGGACCAAAACGAGCGAGACGGGTTTGACTACCAACCATCTCGGTATTGATTGCCCGCAGTTCACGACTGAAGGTCGTCCGCGCGTCACGCATATTGCGCTCAATACTCTCAACTGCACGGTCGAAACCCTGAGTGCCAGCCGTAAACTGGTAAGCAATGTTCCTATCCATACCAACCTCACCAAATAACACGCAATAAAAAGCCCCGTAAATACGGGGCTTTTTTACACACTTAAAAATTCACCAACCACAGGCATTTCGCAAAGGTTCAATCACTCCCTTAAGTCCAGTGATAGGAAATGTTACAGTCTCAGGCGACTGATTATAGGGGGTTGCCCTCACCAACATAACGTCATGATCCAACAGAGATTTGATCATGGGTATAGCCTTCTTACCCGACCACAGACCTAGGGATTGGTTATTGGTAGATGCCGTAAACGCTCTTGTCTCTGCCTTCTGGTTATCAATGCGGTAAGTTACATCACCGTAGCCACTAATATCCGCTAAAATCTCCCCCGCCAAATTGATCAAAAGTGAAGTTTCACGTTCTTGACATCGAAGCGTCAGCGTTGCAGTGTCAGAACCGCCAGAGCGTTTTTCAATACTTTCATTTGATACAACTTGCAGATACACGGCCTGACTATCGTCAACTTTCGAAACCTCGCTGCTCACAATCCATTTACCTACTCTTTCGGTCTTATCGATAGGCTTATACTTCATATCGTAACAAGCAAGCCTTTCTTTATCATCGCTAAGAGCTACACACTCATCTGCTGAAAACGCAGGTGACGAAATTATCAAAAAACCACATAGAAAAATAAAACGCATTTTGATCCCTCCTTAGTCCTACGGAGGAAATTACCTGCAAGTCGAAACGCCGTCTACTCACCCAGGAACAATGAGCGCGTCCAGTGCACTGCGCAGGTGATCGGGCAAATCATTCCGTAGTTCTGCAGCTCTTGCTTCTAGGTTGCAGGCCAGGTCAGGCGCATCTGTAACTTCCTGGGTTGGCTTGTAGCCCATGTATCCAGCAACAAGAATGTGCACGGGTGGGTGACTACGCCAGTAGTCGGTCATATGGCCGACCATGACCATGTCCCAGTCCCGTCGTAACGTGACCGGACTCTGCCCCGTGCACGCGATCAGGTGAGCGTAGAGTTGGCCCCAGTCGAAGGGGCCTGGCCTTCCCCCGATGCCGGCTCCATAACTTCCAGACCCGAAGCGCTCATGCCCGCATCCAGTGCGTCACGCATGTTGCGAAGGTCCAGCAGCGCTGCCACCTCAGCACGCTCAATGTCAGGGTAGTTCCGGCGCAATGCCGCATGGGTGGCATCAATCACCGTCGCGATGCTGTCCCGGTCCATGTTGCCGGCCATCACCGCGTTGATCCGCTCCAGTAGTTGCTCCAGATCCCCCAGAGCCAGAGGTGGGATGACGAGCGTTTTCCCTGGGAAAGGAAACGAAACACCGGGAACATTCACGACGGTCATTCGTTGGCACTCCAGTAGCACACCTCGCCGAACTCATCCGCGTAGCCGGTGAATTCAAAGTCCGGGTTGGTGTAGTCGTCCTGTTTGGTGGCGATCCCTAGCTTGTTGCTGACGAAATTAGGGACGCGCACATACACGGTCTTGCCCTTGTATTTCAGGACCAACTCGCCCTGGAACACCGGCATATCGCCCATGGGCAGGTTTTTCACCGACAGGCTTTTACCCGTCGTAACGGTGTAGCGGTAATCAACGAAAACTGACTTGGCCACGTCTGCAGCGGCAAATGCATATTCCCCCGTGGCGGCATCACAGGTGTACTGCCCCGCTGTCGGCGCGCTCAGTACTCGTACGTAAGGGATCGCACCGGCGCCCCGTACCCCAAGATCTCCTGAGAGCGTCCCGCCCGCTGGGGGCGACACGCTTATCGTGGCCCCTGCTGGGATCACCGTGGGTACCGTCGCGTGATGGACTAGCACCTGGCCGGTGATCAAGGTCTGCCCAAACACCAGTTGATTCCACTGCAGCAGGCTTATCTGGGCGGACTTGGCCTTGCCCGTCAGCTTGCCCTGGCCCCGCGCCGCGTCAACCGCAAACTGCTCGCTGCCGAACAATTCTTTAGAATCAAACGACAGGTCCACCGATGCTTCTTGCATGATGCCCAGCAGGATGGGAGTCGGCGCGGAAATGGCATTGCCATAAGCGTCCATCAGCGGAGTGGCGTAAAACAACCCGCTGCCGAATGCGATTTGCATAATGTGTTCCTCAGTAAAAGGTAGGTCCGGCCGTCAGGTCGCCGGTGTTGCATAGGTAGGTGAAGCGGTAACGCACCATGCAGTTGCCGGCGGTGTTATCGCCTTCGTCCTCAATCCAGTCGATGTAAAAGCGTTGCACCCGATCCGCTTCCTCAAAGGCGTCCTCCGCCATCAATACGGCATGCACGGCAACCTTGACCACGTCAGCCAACTGATCCCATGCGGCGCCTGTGTCGGTGTCCTCCCGGGCGATGATTTCCACCGTCAGCTCGAACTGATTGCGATCCACTGCAGCGCTTTCGCGCTCACACGTTTCAAGATCAGGGCGCAGCACGATCGCCGGCGTCATATTCCGTCTGATCGCCTCAGTACGACTGCGATACACCCGGTCTGCCGCCAACGTACCGGCGGCCAGAATCAGCGCCTGCGCCTTTGCGACGATGCGTTCTTGAATCGAGGACATTAGGGTTAAACCTTGGTGAGGGAGGCCAGGCTAAAGGCGCCGTCATCGATCATCCGGCGGTCACGAACGCGAAAATTCACGCCGGCGACGGTGATCAGTTTGGGGTTGTCGATTCCGAGGCGCTCGGCCTCGGCGGTGATGACCAGGATCTCGTAGCCGGTCGACTGGCTGTTGGTGCCGCCCATGCTGTGGATTTCGTCCGGCATATCCCGCGCAGCCAGAAACAGCTGACCATCAACCGTCCCGCCGACGTCGAAGTCTTCAAGGAAGCCCCTGAGATCTTCGTCAAGCATCAGGGCTTACCTTGACGGGCTTGCGTCCGCCCTCAGCCGCAGCGGAAGGTGCCGGTGGTGGCTCGACCATCAGCACTTCCAACTGGTGGCGAAAGCGCTGGGCCACGTCATCAGGCAACTCGATCACGCCCCCTGCCCCGGTCAGTTTGTCATCTGGCCCGCGAAAGGAGCCGGATAGCACCGTGTAGGATTTATTCGGCATTACGCTCTCCTGCGACCTTGTCCAGTTTCGACAACCGCTGCCCCAACGCCTTGTCCGGCTCGCCGGGAATCACAATCACCTCCCCGGCTTTGAACTGAACGGGCGACACAATGGTGTAGCGACCCTTCTTGTTTTCAACCGGCTCCAAGTTGTGCGCACGCGCGCTGGCCTGGGCCGCATTCAGGATCAGCTCACCCCCATAAAGGGTGATCGTCTGTTCCACGCGGTATTTCGGCATATCAATGCCCTCAGTGAGGTGTCAGGCCGGATGGGTTACGCCACCAGTTGGTTGAGAACGGCGTACTGCCAGCGCCCAAAACCCACGTTGCGCCAGGTATCGACGCCGTATTGATGGGCATCGTTGTCGAACTCGTACTCCGAGCCTTCGGCCTTGGCTTTCATGGCCACGTCGGTTTCATGTTGGCGGATGAACGCTTTCAAACGACCGTCAGTGCGGAAGGTCACGAATTTGTCCTGCCAGGCGTTGAGACGCACGTTGCCCACCACGCGGACAACCACGTTGTCCGGCATGACGATCTCGCTGATGTTGGTACCGCGCGGCACGCTAAGCGCCGTCTGCGCAACGCTCAGCAGGTTGAACGGCACCATCACCAGAAACTCGCGTGCCAGTTCGTTGATGGGTTCGCCCTGGTCATCCTTGAAGCTGGTCAACTGGGTGACCGATCGGGCAACCGCCTGCTGAAACTCCTCAACGCTCGGCCGACTGGGCGTCCCGTGAAGTGTCGCTGGCAGTTCGGAAATGTCGGTGGTGATCTTGTTGGACTGCACGCCGCTCTGGCCTTCTTCGTGGTCGGTATCGAAGAAGTACTGGCCGTCATAGCAGGTCTGGCTTTCACCGTTGAGCAGCAGCACCGACAGCAGTCGCGCCCAATGCGCGTTAGTGCGGTCGGCCAGCTCGCCCAGCCGTATACGCAACTGCCCGGTTTTATCGCGGCGCAGCTCGGTGCCCAGCACTTCGAGGGTGGCCTCAAAATGCAGGTTTTCAATTTCGAGATCCGCGCTGATAAAGCCCTTGGCGTGGCGACCACCAATCCATTCACGCCGGGTCGGCACCATACCGATCCACGGATAGGTTTCTTTGGCCTGGTCGGAGTCGAACAGGTTGGACACGGCGTCGATCCAGTTCGACCCCACATTCTGTTCGAGCAGTTCGTAAAACATGCCGATGATGGCACGACTGGAAAGTACTTCAGCACCCATGGCTGATTCTCCTAAGAAAGGATACGGTCAGAGAAAAGTCTTAAAACGGGTTGAGCGAAGCGTCAGGCTGCTACGGGAACGGGCTGGGCGGTAAACTTGACGATGCCAACGCCGGTGCGCACGAAACGGTGAACATGCCCGACCAGGCTGTTTCCAGCGGCGGTGAGCAGAAACGTGCCGCTGTCGCTGGCATACACCGGCTTACCGATGTCGGTGATCGCCAGCGCAGTGACGGGCAGTTCAACTTTGCCAGCTTCGCGAAGACGCACGCGTGCTGCTGCAGCGGCACCGATTCGATTGTCGACACCGCGATCGGCGAAGCCCACGAACAGATCGCCTGCTGCAAGAGGCCGCGCAAGGCCGTTGGCCGCGACAATGCCGACCGCCGAACCTTCGAAAATCTGCACGCCGGCTGCAACCGATAAATCGTTGATGTCCCCGATCTCATAAGCGCGGGGAGTGTCGAGTGTAAGAGGCATAGGATTCTCCAGAGCCATGGGTGGAAAGGGGTTACCTGGTACTTACTTTTTCAGGACCTTGACCAGGCCCCGCTCGGTGGCCTTGCGGTAGCCGTGATAGGCCTCGAAGGTGCAAAACTCGGCTCGCAGCTCCTTGTCGCCGTCCCAGGTAGCCTTGGCGCGTTCCTCCAGCGGCGCCTCGGGATCCTCCTTCACAGCCTCAGGGGCTGCCGGTGGCGTCAGCACGTTGGGCACTGGCGCAGGCGCCTGGGTACGAATATCGGCCAGAGCACCGGCGCGTTTGGTTTTTTCGGCGCCGATTACCTGCGCCGCCGCTTCGGCACCGCTGGTTTTGCCGTCGAACTTGAGCGTGGCGATCAACTCTTCGTGCCCGGGCAGCGCGGCGGCTTCCACCGCCTGGATGCGTTCGCACTCAGCGCGGGCACCGGCAGCGACACCAGCGGCGTGTGCGTCATGTTCCAGGCTGGCGAGCAGCTCGGCATGATTCGCGGCCAGGTATTCGCGGTTGATCACGGGTTTGTTTGCAGTTGGAGCGGGTGCGTTACTGTTGGTGGTAGTAGACATAGGTCTTTCTCCAGAAGAACTGCTGTTGAACTCAGCGATGAGTTGTTCAAGGGTGGATTCACGGTCGGCCATGCCCAATGCCACGGCATCGGAGCCAATACGCATATCGCCCTGGCCGAAGTCGGCCAAAACGGTTTCAACACTGAGGCCACGGTAATTGGCGACGTCTTCGACAAAGATGTCAGTCAGCCGGTCGACATGGGCCTGGGCCACAGCACGTCCTGATTCAGTGCTGAAGTCAGGGCGCTTTTTCGGGCTCTGGCTGCTGACGATCTCAAAACTGCCGTCGTCGTCGCTTTTGCGCACCGTCAGCACCGTGCCGATGGAGCCCACAGCGCCGGTGCGGCTCATGACGATTTCATGGGCTGCTGCAGCTATCCAATAGCCAGCGCTGGCCGCGTTACCGGACACGTAGGCCACCACCCGCTTGGGCGAGGCCCGAATCATCTGGCCGAATTCAGCGATGCCACTGGCAATACCACCGGGGGTATCCATCACCAGAATGATGGTGTCGGTGCGCGGATCGTCGACGGCGGTGGTGAACTCCTTGGCCAGCACATCCAGCGACGTCGCACCGGACAGCGCCGTAAACAAGTTGGCGTAGCGAAACACCGGGCCGGTGACGGGCAGCAATGCCACATTGCCGCGTTGGGTCACCGCGCGGCTGTTCTGCAAGGGTGTGCCCTGCCTGGCCTCCAAGGCTTCCGGGCCTTCATGCTCCCGGCGGGCGATGGCGGTAATGGTCTGCAGCATGTCCGGGGTGATGGCCCAGGGCTCGCGTGATACCAGGTCGAACGCCGTCACCCGGTGCACGGGAGGTGCATCGGTTGGGTTGTCGATCATAATTAGGTCCGTTCAGGAAGATCAGGATTGGCCGCAGGCTCTTCCTCGGGGCGAGCCGTTGGTGAGACGGATAAGCCGTCATCGCGCCGGCGCTTCACTTCAAGCGCACGCTGTTCGTGGTTCTCTTCCCAGTCGCTGCCGTCGTAGAGCATGGATTCCTTGGCGAGCGTGCTGACACCAATATCAACGCGCTTTTCGGCAGCATTGATGTCTTTGAGCGGATCAACGGTGCCAGGACCATCACCCACCCATAGCGACCCGCTGTACGCATAGCGCAACAACGGGTGGTCGAAAAAACCGGGAGCCTCGATGTCTCCCTGCGCCGGCCTCTTCAAGCCAATGCTCGTACACGGGCTGGCAGAAATGCTGGCCCAGAAAGTCACGGCAACCGCGAACGAATTGCCAAGCCTCCATCACCGCAGCACGCGCGGCGGTGTAACTGGCGGTGAAGTGCTTGATCAGCACCTCATAGGGCAGCTCCAGGGCCATTCCGACCTGCCGAAGCATGGCGAGCACGAACGGATCGAACGCCATGTTCGGGCGACCGGGTGATGCGGTATCGATCGACGCACCGTCATCCAGCTCGGCGACAATGCCGCCACTGAGTGAGCCATCCCAACCGCCCTGATCCCGCCCGGCAGGTTTATCGCCACCCACCGGGGTGTTGCCGGTAACGGCCGATGCCAAAGGGCTCAGATTGCCGCCCTGCCCCGGCTTGATGAACACGGCGAAGAACGCAGACACCACAGCCGCTTCCAGTTCAGCATCGGTGTAACGGTCCAACTGCTTAAGTTTTTCAATCACCGGTGCCAAGTACGGCACACCGCGTGGCTGGCCCACCCGACGACGCCGGTACACATGCAGCAGCACCCGACCGCCGCGCTCGTTGAAGAACGGACGGTCATCCCAGACGCGCTCTTTGACGCCCAACGCCCCAGGGTGGCTGCGCAGAATGTGAGCCTTGATCGGCGCCCCATCAGCGTCACGTTCAATGCCGGCGGTGAGGGCTTCCGTATCGGCCTTGTTGCTAGGGTTACAAACCCGGTCGGCCTCAATCAGTTGGATGCACGCCGAGTAGTGCTGACCCGGTTGTTCTTTGTGCGTGAGCAACGTAAAGACGTCACCGCTGCTCAGAACCGACCGCCATGTCAGATCCTGCAGACCATAAAAATTCTGCTCGCGAGTGATGTCGCAGCTGGTGGTTTCTGCCCAGGACTTGAACAGCGATTCCGTTTTGCGTTGCCACTCCCTGGCCTGGTCTTCGTTCCAGCCCAGAATCGAGCGATTGACCACCGACTTAAGCGCCAGGCCGGTGCCGACCGTCTTCGTCGTCACCGTATTGATCGCACCGCCGCCGATGGGGTTGTTGCGTTCTAGATCTCGGCAGCGTTCGCGAAGCGTGGGCAAATCGGGTAGCAGATCTGCCGCCGCACTGCCTGCTGTCGGGGTCCAGGCGCTCAGCGAACGCTTGGCCTTCGACGCGCCGCTGTAACCGCCCAAGGCAGTCATGGTCAATCGGGCGTGCATGCGCTTGGCGCCGCGTTCGGGGCTGAGCCAGGTGATGGCCTTATCCAGCAGCGTCGGCTCTGGCACTTTCGGCGCGCGGCTCATCGCGGCGTAATCCCACGCAGGACGATCCCCCGAGGGCGACCGCTTTCAAGGCGATCAACTTGCTGCTGCCAGTAGTCGATCGTCTTGGTGATTTCGGCAAGGTCGGCGTATTCCAACTGCCGGGTGCCGATGCGGTAGCTCTGCTTTTGGCTGACCTTCATGCTCGCATCGAGCCAGGCTTGCAGCTGGCCCTGCGCTTGTTCCAGGGTGATAGCCATGAATTAATTCCTGCGTTGGGAGAGCACGCGCATTGCACTACGGCGCCCAGAAACAACTCTCCCGCCAGAGGGCGGGAGATTGAGTGGTTCGACTGGTGTTGTTGGTTCCGGACTAGCCCCGTCCGTTTCGGGATCGGGACCCGTCTCGGCTTGATCGGGCTCGGGTGGGTCAAACAACGCCCCCTGACGGATCTGTGCATCAAGCCCTGCCCAATCTTGCTCCCGCATCAAGTGCGTTTTCAGGGAGCGGGCCGCGTGCAATGCATACGTTTCACAGTCGGTACCTTCGTTCGGCTGGCCGGCCTTTTTCTGCCAGACCTTGCGGTAGTGGTGTCGCCGGCTGGGCGCCTTCACTTCGGCGGTGATTTGGCGGAAATAATCCGGACGCACCGTTTTGTAAAAGTGCATCCGACCAGGGCCATCACCGGTCAACGGCAAACGCCCCTCAATCCACAGATCCTTGGCTCGTGACGTGCCGACGATATAAGGGCGAAGGCCGTACTTCGAGGCCTTTTGCTCTTTGTCCGTATCGACACCCTGCCGAGGGGCGCTAAAGATCTCCCGGCGCTCATCGTCGCGTGTGTTACCGCGCTCGCTCGCGCCCTTGATCGCCATCACACCATTGCGCTGATGCTTACGGCAAAACGCATACGCCGCGTCCTGGGTGATGGTGCCGTCCGAGGTATCCAGCGAAGTAGCCAGCACTCTCAGCTTGGCGCCGCAGGCGTGTGAAATCGGCGCAAACAGCAACTTTTCCAGATCAAGCCAGACGCCCTGGTCGGGCAGTACCACCTCGCCGTAAATCTCGCCCCAGTAGATCAGCCAGGATTCCTCGCCTCGGCCCCAGGCCCGCATCACCACCGCCAGGCGATCGTGCTGCACGTCGACTCCGGCGGTGATCACCAGGCCCCCCATGGGCACAAACATCTCCGGGTAGTCCTCTGCCCGCTCAGCCAGTTTATCGGCCTCAGGCAGGTCGGATTTGTACTCGTAGGCACGGCCCTGTTTCTGGTTGACGAACTTGATCAGCAACGACAGGTTGCCAATCGAC